GGTCCGAACTTATCAACAGTACGGAAATCAGAAGTTGTTACAAGCTCGTTGTAACCTTCGATTGTAGTTAGATACACTAGGTGATCACCTAACTGTAGACCATACTTACCCATCTTAGCACGGGCTGAAGCAATGTTTGCAGCAGAAGCCTTAGTAGTTGCGTCAGCAGTACGTACTGTTAGACCATCAGTTGCAACTTGGTTTGCCATCTGGATAATACCCTTAACAACAGAGGCGTATGTTGAAGATGTGGCTGGGTTTGCAGTGAAGCCTGTTAGAGCTCCAGTACCACGTAGAATTGCTTTATCAATTGAACGTGATAGACGACGAGTAGCAGCACGACGTAGGAAGTCGATTAGAGGAAGAATTGTATCCTCTTCTTCGTCCTTAGCTAGATGAGTTGTTACCATGAACTTATGTGGTGTGAAATCTACTGATGAGATTGCATGCTGGTTTGAAGTTGGTACGTTTGTAGTATCACCAATACCAGTTGCATAAGTACCAGAAGCAAACTGTGCTACATAGTCATCAGTATCTTCGTTTGCTACTGGGACACGGAATGTCTTAGCATCAACCTGAATACGATCAAACATTGGAGCAATTACTAGCTGCTGTTCCATCTCTTCATAGATATTAGTTGAGAAGTTCTGTAGGAACTGATCAACTGAGGTAATAGCCTTAATCTGATTACCAAGTTTTGTATCAAATGGATCACGACGACCCATAGCCTTAGATAGTAGGAAAGCGTTAGCCATCTGCTTCTCAGTGAAGCGTGAAACATTACGGCTCTGCTCCTGATAAACATTCTTACTCTCGTTAATAGCCTTAATCTCATTCTTATACTTTGAAATCTGTGACTTAAGTTCTTCTAGCTCTTCACGAGTCTGGCGAGAAACCTCACCTCTACGATCAACTTCGTCAGCTTCTTTCATTACAGTCTCACCAGCCTTCTGGACTAGTCTTTCTGCTCTATTTTCGCCAACTACTACTGAGACGTCAGACTTTTCTACCACTGTTTCAGTTGTAGTAGCCTTCTTTTCAGTCTCTAGTACAATTGGTTCACCAATATTTTCGGTTGCCATTGTTTCTTTCTCCTTTATAGTCTTAGTAGTCTTATGACCGTTTACTAATAAAGCTAGATTCTTATAAGTCTCTTCGCCGTTTTCGCAGTCAATACTCTTAAGCTTTTCAATATTTTTAAGCATTATATTTGCTATATGATAATTAGTGTCATTCCATTCTGATGATGGTGTAGTTTTTAGATTAAGTGTTTTATTAAGCTTTTCTTGTAAAAGTTCACTATTTTTAACAGTATCTTTATCTTTTACTGCATAAAGCTCTTGTTCTGTTGTATTTACTAATTTCTTAAAGCGATCTTTAATATCTGAACGCTCGGAATCTGTTAAGCTCTTAAACTCAGTTGAAGTTAGCTCAAGATCATATTGTGATCCAATATCCCAAAAATTAGCTACTGATAAATTCTCAGCAGAAATTGTAACTGTATTATCTAATGATTTACCGTTTAAGTCAACTTCTAAAAATTGAAAAATAGGGTTTTGGGCAGTAGCAATTTTTGTTACTTGGTACCTTTTTCCATCGTATTTAGTATATGCTCCATTTTTAATTTGGGCAGTTTCAGCACTTAAAAGATTAATAAAAGGGATTAGCTCATAAGGATTACTTGAAACTGAGCTTTCTTCTTCTGAATCTTCTTCAGAATCATCTTTTAAACTAACTTCTTTAATTATATCATCTTCATTTATTTCTTTTGTTTTAGCCATAATATTCTCCTCTGTTTCAGAATATAAAACAACTGAAGAATAATTAGGATTTCTAGTAGCGGCAATTTCACTTGGTGACATTGGACGCTCATCTTCATCATCCTCAGCTTCTTGTGAACCATTAGTAGCACCTGGCTGAACTAAGAATACTATCTCATGACTATGCCCTTGGTTAGGTTCCATTCTATAATTTGTAATTTTATGGTAGTGGTCTTGTCCGTGTGAAGCATAAGTAGTCACTCCATTACCACTAGAATCCATTTCAATAGTATGATAGTGATCACACATTTCATTAGTAATTCCTACATATATACCAGACATAGATTTAATTTCATCTGCACTAGCTTCTTTTAAACTCTTTTTAAATTGATCATATTCAATATTAGATTCAAAACTTTTTCTAACACTGAATAAACTTTCCTGATTACAAGGAACACTTACTACACTAATTTCATGTAGCTCAACATCTGTGATCATAGTAGTATCACTAGCTCTATCATAACGACCATCTTTAACTTTAAAACCTACAGAAAAACTTTTTAAAGCCCCATCTTCAATTAAAGTCTGAACTCCGTGTAATTTCTCAGCAGCGTCACTAACATAAGCTTCTACGAAAATACCTTTACGGTCTACTGAAATTTTTTCAACACGACCGATTGGTTTACTATGATCATGTTGATATAAAAGAACAGGGTTTTTACGATAATAGTCTACACCTTTAGCCCAAGCTTGAGCAGTTACTATATCACCAGCACGATCTTTATCTGTGGTATTAGCATATCCTGCAATTTTTAAGCCTTTTTTCTAACCTTTTGCAGTTTTTTCAACTGTTAAAGGACTATAAACATGAAATATTTTATCCATTTTGTGTATCCTCTGGTGTACTAGTTTGAGCTCCCTCAGAAGGTCTTCCTCCTTGTGAGGAATCTACAGCACTACCCGTTATATTTTGCGGTATTCTAATATCACTATGACCTTCTAGAGGACCAAGTCTTAAACCTTCTCTAGCTTCATTAGGGGTTATTATACCTGTATTAACTAATGTACTATAATATAGAGCTTGAACTCTTTCATCCGCACGTAGTGACGAAACAGCTGTTCTATCTGGTCTAATAATCATATCTGGTCCAAAGAAATGAGCAAAGGAGCTACAAAACTGATCAAGTATAGGCATAATAGTATGGTTATAAAATAATACTTGATTAGCGTGGATGTTAGCATTATTACCACTCTTTAGAAGAACATAAGGAACTCCTAATGCTTTAGCAATATCTTGTTGAACACGCTCGACCGATGCTTCAAAATCTAATTCAGAAAATTTAATCTGACCGAAAGGACTAATTTGTAAACCACCATCTAAGATAGCAGGAGATCTAGCCCCTCCAAAAATAGTAGAATAATTTTGTCTCCACTGCTCTAATACGCGTTCTTTAACTTTAGGACTCAATACAGAATCGGTTTGTAATACAATACCTGGAACACCATTATTTTTAAAGAATTGACGTTGAAAATTAATTAGATAGTAGTATAGCTCTATTAAACGCTTAATAGATTTAAGTCTAGGAGCACCTCTATATATACTATCTTCATTATCAGCTTTTATATGAATAATTTCGTCAGGCTCAAATTTTAAATGAGTATCTTGACGAGTAGTTTGTCTATTATAATTATAAACAGAAGATTGTTGTATATTTCTAATTAAGAAATTATAGTGATTAATAAAAGTTTTTCTATCAGGAATAACTTCCATATCATTAGCAGGAATTACATATAAATTAGTTTTATCATAATAGAAAAAAGCATTACCATCTATTAAGTAGTCTAAAAAAGCACGCCTAAAAAGTTTTACTCTATCTTCAAAAGGGTTAGGTGATTTATTTAAAAGTTTATCTACTTTTTTAACCGCTCCTCCACCTTCTACTATGATAGGTATCTCAATAAGTCCATTTATAATTAACTCTATAGATCTATTGACAACTTCAACTTCTCTATATGCTTGCTTATAGTCTGCAACTACTTCAGGACTTACATAAGGTTGTGCAGCTGCAAGTGAGGGCTGAGCAGGATTAAGTTTTTCTGCAACCCATTGTCTCCAGCCTGGAATTTCGTTAGCCATTTTTCTCCCTTTGTAATTCTAACCAATTAATAACTTTTACTGCCATACTATTACTGTATCTTTGGCCATAGATGTTATGTAATCTTTCGTGATGTACTTTACAGAGGGTATAAAGATTATCATTACTTAACCTAGCGAACTCGTCTTCATAAAATTTAACTCTTAAAGAATTAATAGTATCTACAGAGTCAACTTCTTTAATGTTATTTGCTATACACCAGGTTTCAAATAACTGAGAAATTGAATATATATGATGAAGCTCTAATTTTTCTTTACATCTACAGATATAACACTCATCTCTTATTTTATAATCTTTTTTTATGTAATCCCTAATATATTTAATAGGAATTCTCTTTAAATTACTCATTTAAATAACTTTACCAAAAGCTAGACCCCGTGTCCAATCTTTAATTTTTAGAAGCTGTAAAAGGGGAACGAAA